TAAATGGTAAAATAGATTTAGAAAAACTTAAACAGGTAGCTATTAAATACAATAAAATATGGGCTACAAAAATGGACATACCACAGTCAGCAGCTATCACTTGTGTCAAACCTAGTGGTACTGTAAGTCAGCTAGTTGATAGTGCTTCTGGTATTCATACTAGACACAGTAGATATTATCTTAGAACAGTAAGAGCAGATAAGAAAGATCCTCTAGCTAAACTAATGGTTGATGCAGGAGTATACCATGAAGATGATCTTACTAAGCCAGAGCATACTTTAGTCTTTTACTTTCCAATGAAAAGTCCTGCAGGTGCATTGACTAGGAATGATTTATCAGCAATAGAACACTTGAAGATATGGAAAGACTATCAAGACCAATGGTGTGAACACAAACCTTCTGTGACTATCTCAGTAAAAGAAAACGAATGGTTAGAAGTAGGTGCTTGGGTACATAAAAACTTTGATGATATATCTGGTATATCTTTTTTACCATACTCAGATCATTCTTACAAGCAAGCTCCTTATCAAGAGATAACTTACAATGAGTACAGAAAATGGTTAAAGAAGACAACCGATCAGGTAGATTGGTCTAAGATTACCGAATATGAAAAAGAAGACAACACAGAAAATACTAAAGAACTAGCCTGTAGTGCAGGTACTTGTGAGATAATTTAATGGAAAAGGATTTTAAAAAAACAGAAGCAAACTTAATAAGCTTTAAAGTTCTCCTCAACAGAGACAATCAATTAATAACTGAACTTTCAATGCTCCCTGAAAAACATATTGATAGATTGTTTCATGTTGACGAGGCTTGGATTGTAAGAAGCGTCATAAACAAAAGCAAAGAAAAACTTTTTAACTTGCACGATTATTTACAGGGAGAGTTACAATCATTACAAGATAAATAGTTTTAGCTTCCCTGTTTTATTGTAATATTAGAACTGCTACCACCATTCGTAGTAATTTGATTTACTTTGCCTTCTTGTTCAATACGAATATTGTATGAACCTGATTTATCTATTTTCATTTCTAATGTATCTTCGATAGTTCTAAGAAACTTTAAATGTGTGTCTGTTACAAAGGTACTTATTTGCGTGTTGCTGTCATATCCTACTGCAGTTCCTTTTACTCCATCAGCAGACAAAGACTTCTCAGCTTTTTCAAGTTCGTCAACCTCTTGTATTACATCTAAAAGATCTTCCAGAAAATTACCTGCCAGATAATCTATATCAAGCTCTGTATATTCTAGTTTGTTTTCTTTTAGTTCGTCTTCATCTAAATCACTAAACTCAAGAGCATCTACATCAAGTATGTTATCTGCTACTGTAGTTCCTTCCTCTGTTTCTAGCTCTTGTCTTTGTGGAGGATTAACAATCAACATGTTGTCTATCATGTCAACAGTTAGGTCAAGAATAACAGAAGGTGTTGGTGCAGTTTCAAAGTTATATACTGTAGTAGCTTCATAAGGTTTGTTAAGTATCACCTGTCCAAGAGCTGTGTCTACAGTTATCTCTCCACTAGCATTACCAAACTCGTCAGGTAAAAGTATCACCATAGCTTCACCAGTTTCTTTTACAGTTATTGTGAAGTCTGTACCTCTTATTCCAATCGTTGCTGCATGAGTTCTAATCGTAATATTATCTTTAGGTATTCGAGGTTTCTTGCTAGATATAAACCTCCCTGTTCCCTTTACAAAGTTCAAAGCCATACTAGACTTACTAGGGTTAGGATCAAACACGAACTCGTCTATAACGACATTAGAATGCTCTGTG